GTGGGTGGGTAGTTCACTCACAACTAACACATTCTAAGATATTTCTTGCGAACGCTTGAGCAGAATTCTGTGAGAATTGGTAATATAATGTCTTAACACCTTCTTCATGCGCATATAAATATAATTGATTAATATCTTTCGCCGGAATTGAAGGGTGAATCATAAGATTCAAACTCTGAGATTGGTCAATGTACTTTTGTCTTTGAGCCGCTTGTAAAATAATTTCTTTAGGAGTAATCTCCAAGAATGTTTTAAAAACATTTTTAGTGGGTAAATCTAAATGTTGGACTGAACCATCTTTTTTAAGAATAGTCTCCCAAACTTCAGGTGTGTTTATTCCATATTTATCTAATTCATCAATTAAATAAGGGTTTTTATAAACCGTTTTAATTTTAGCTAAATCTTTAACGAAGTAGTTAGATTTAATCGGTTCTATCCCCATACTTACTTGACCTAAAATAAATGAACTTGATTTAGTAGGTGCTATTGCAACTAAAGTAGTATTAGCAAAACCGTCTCTGATTGATTGGTATTTTTCAGGATTATGGTTAAATAACCCCTGAGACGCTTTGTCAGTTCTTTCTTTTAGAGTCTTAAAAATTATATTATTATAGTACTTACTATCCATCGATTCAAAATCAATTAATTTTGACTGTAAAAATGAGTGATACCCTAAAACACCAACACCTATCGCTCTATGGTCTTTAGCAAATCTCCAAGCTCTTTTCATACCAGCCATATTATAAGATTTAAATATGAATTCATCGAGAACGGCATTTAGAAACTGAGTATAGACCTCAATAGCATCTGTTTTCTCAATCTCTTCCCAATGTAATAGATTAATAGACCCAATACAACAAACAAACGAGTTAAAACTATCAGTCGGTAACTGTATTTCAGAACATAAATTAGAGGCTGTAATTTCCAAACCTAATTCCTTGTAAGGTGTATTATTATTTGTATTATCTTTAAACATAATATATGGAAATCCAAACTCACTTCGTCTTTGAATAACTTTAGCCCATATTTTACGTTTACTAGAATCCCCTTCTTTCATCTCTTTTATCCATTCATCAGTTATGGTAACACCAAACTGTAAGTTTTGAATTGGATTACCTTCGGTACCAATATCTAAAAATTCCTCAATATCTTCATGTTCTATCGGTAACCACACTGCACAAGCCCCTCTTCGAGCTTCAGATTGTTTACATACGTCAACCGTCGTATCATACAGTCTAGCGTAGTGTACAGGTCCATCCGCGCGACCACCTGTTTTAATAATAGACCCCCTCTGTCTAATATTACCTAAATATGCCGATGTACCACCACCATATTTAGACATCATACCTATTTCTCGACCCGCGTTCAATATACTATCTAATGAATCATCAATATTTGACCCATAACAACTAATCGGTAATCCCTTTTCTTTTCCAAAGTTAATCCAAACGGGGGTAGATAAACTATAAAAACCTTTAGACATATATTTTTCAAATTTATCAGCCCAACCTTCAATTTTTAGATATTTTTCTGCTATATTAGAAATATCTTTAATTCTTTGTTCTGGAGATTCTGTAATATAACCTCTTGATAAAAACAATCTACTGTCATCATTTAGCCAGTAATATTTTTCTCTATTATTTAAAGATGAAGTATCTTTTGTATCTTCTAATATCGATTGTATTTCAAGTTCTCTAACCTCATCTAGAGAATAACCATTGTTCATGTTCATATTTTTTGTTTTTTTTTATTTTTATTTTTAAAATAAATCATCTTCCGTAATTGATTTTTGTTTTTTGGAATAATCGACTTGACGCTTATAAAAGAAATCCCTTCTTTAGTTGATGTAATTTCTACCTCAAACCATAGTGTTCTTTCTAACTTATCAATATCAATATCAAATACGGGTTTCATCCCAATTTTACCTAATGAATTATTAAATCTGTTCATTATAAAATGTTTTATGGTTTCTTTAGGTAAAAACTCTAATTCCCCATTTTCAAAAATCCAATCTAATATCTTACATTCCGCTTGAAAAGATTTTTCACAAGCCGAATTAATTAGATTATTAAACTCCTCATCAAACCACTCCGGGTTTTCACTTTTAATTATATTGATTAATTCAACACCAAAGTTACCGTGAATATCCTCCTCTTTAGATGTTGCCTCAACAACATTAGAAATACCCTTAAAGACATTTTTCTCTTTGTTAAATGACATCATAATTAAAAATTGTGAAAATAATGAAACGTGTTCAATAAATAAAGAAAATAATAATACTGATTTAGTATACATCTTATTATCTCGACTTCTAGTCCCATCTAAGTATTTTTTCAAATATTTAATTCTATCTTTAATCGCTGGAATTTCAATAACGTGTTTAAACTCTTCTTCTAAACCAAGAATAATTAAAAGTCTAGCATAAGCATCTTTATGTCTAACCTCAGACTCCGCAAATGTCATGCCAACATCACCAATTTCCGTAATTGGCATTCTCTTATAAAGGTCAGCCCAAAAAGTTTTTACCGAAACCTCAATTTGAGCGATAGCTAACATCGTTCTTTTTATAACCTGCCTTTCATTATCGTTTATCACCACTTTAAAATCATTAATGTCAGTAGTGAAATTATATTCCGTATCAATCCAATAAGAATGTCTAATCGCATCCTTATACTTTAATAATGAAGGATATTCATAAGGTAATATATTTTCCCTTCTGTTAAAAATGCTTTGTTTTTCCATGTTTTTTATTTTATAAAATAATTAATAATTTTGTTAAACTTTTTTTTATTTTTTTAAACAACTAACCAATTAAGATTGTATTTGTTTTAATTTTTTCTTTTCGAGTAAGTCCTTAACTCGTTGTCTGTTTCTTTCTTCTTTATTATCTTCTAAACCTAAAAAAGTTACAGAACTCTCAGTATCAATCTCCAACATGCCGTTATCAAATTTACAATTTTCAAAGACAATACCATCATCACCAATTCTTGATTTAGTTATTGCTATAGTTGCTAATTTCATTTCTTTTTGTTGTAGAGATTTAGCCACGGTAATGATTACATGCCCAACCTGAGCTTTTTTGATAGAACCACCCATTTGATCTGTAGTTACCACATCAGAAGAGATTGAACTTCTATTACCCTGAGTTGCGGTCCATCCAACTAAATCTAATTCGTGACACATAGATTCGAATGATCTCATAACAGAACCTTCAGATTTCCATTCATCACCCAAGTTTTTTTCAGGTAATACACAATCAATATAGTCCAAAAGAATAACATCGATATTAATACCTTCAGCTATCATTTTTCTAACTTGGTTTTTAATCTGACTCATAGTTATAGTATCAGATGGAAGTTTTTTTAAAATTAACTTATTTGGCATACTATCTTTAACCTCATTTACTTTTATCATAACCTCCTCTTTCCTTTCTGATAACTCATCAGGATGAACTTTAGTCCAAAGAGTAATATGTTTCCTTTGAATAATTTTTGGATTATCCTCAAAAAACACTTGTAATACGTTATTACCTATATTAAATGCGTGATTAGCGATTTTTGTTAATAATGTAGATTTACCAACACCTGTAGGTGCTAAAATAACCCCAATTTCCCCTTTAGCTAAACCACCTTTTAAGAGTCTATCTATTCCGGGTATCCCCATTGGTACCGGATGTCTATAATCCTCATTTAAAACCTCGTCTAGATTGTAAAAAACATCTGACATGTTGTCCTCTCTCTCCCCAACTAATAGAGCTTCTCGAACTAACTTTTCTAAAGTGTCGTAGTTTTCAAATTCGCCGTCATCAATTATCTGTTGAGCCTTGACCATAACTTTTTGTAACTCTTGTTGTTTACAAAATTTCATAGCCTTTTCTTGAACAAACTCAGAACCCTCAATACTCGACTCTTTTATTTTATTTATCGTATCAATTATAATTTTAGAAGCTAATTCTTGTTTAATTTCAGACTTAGTCAATTGTTCTAATGTTTCAAAATTAGGTACGTGTTCATATTTTAAATAATACTCTCTAATCATCTGTATTATAATTTTAAAATATTTATTATCGAAATAGTCAGTTTCTATAACATCTATAATCGACCTAGAAAAATCCTTATCAAGAATAATTTGGTTTAGTAATTGTTGTTGGAATGTCGACCCTAAATAATCGAATTTTTTTGTTATTTTCATATGATTTTATTTGTAGTAAAAATAAATATTACTGAGTTAGATTAAAACCCAAATATTCATAATTTAAATCCTGTGATGAAAATATGTCAGTCAATTCGTAAAGTACACTTTTTAGGTGAGGACGCACATCTACGGTATATCTTATTTTAGGTGGGTATAGTTTTGCATCTATAATTCTATGACACATTGTCACCCCATCTTTTTTAAGATATATATTAATATATTCTGGACCTTCCGTATTTGAAGTTTCTAACATCATCGGATTACTCATGATTTGGTTCGCATTTTCAGACAAATAATCCATAGTTTTATATTTTAAATCATTAATCAATATTTCTGAAAAATATCTCATATAACTATATAACTCGTAAGAGTTTTTAGCATTTTTGTTATAATCTCTCACGTTGAAGAAACGTTGTACGATAAAGTTATCGTTAACCGTCATTAATAATTCTAACTTTGTTGAATCTTGGGTTTTCATATTATTATTTTTTTTGTTGTTTTACTATTTTAAAATCACCACATATGGTAATTAATCTATTTTTTTTATTTCTATTAAATTCTACACACTGACCATTAATTATATATTGGTTCGTATTATATTCAATACCTAATGAATCTGTCACCAAATACACCCCCTTTTTTTCCGATAACATAATTTTAAATCCAAATATAACAGTTAAAATTATTAGACTATATATAATAATCTTTTTTGTGTTTTTCTTTAACCATTTTTTAAATTTGTTTTTAATATTAGAAATCATAGTCGATGGACTTGTAAAATGGGGAACACCTCCATTAGTACCTCCCATCATCATCCCCATTTGTTTTTCTATTTCTTTTAAATTCATATTACTTATTTTGTTTAAAATTTCTTTTTTCTTTTCTAGTTAACTTTAAGAATGGGGTTAAAAAATAAACCCAATTATCCTCTCCTTTTGGTAAGTATTTAAAAATACCATCGTCCATCATCATCCTTATTAAATTTCGATGACTTCTACCCTCAGGGTCTAAAGTTTCAGTGTAATACAGTTCCACAAGTTCTTTACCCTCATTAGTTATCATAGGTATCGATAAATCAACTATCTTTTTATTTACCTTAAAAAACTCATCCCCGTGAATTCCTGTTTTAGTTTTACCGGTTAATAAATTCTTAATCGCAGTACCACCTTCCTTATTCTCGAATAACCTTTGTGCTTTTGTTAAAATATCGGTAACGGAAACTGTATTATCAAGTATTTCAGGGAAAAATTTAACTAAAGTTTTCTCACCAAAATAATATATTCCGTCAATATTGTCAGATTTATCACCAGATAAAATTTTAAGGGTGGTAATGTTAGAGTGTGGAAACTCATAATATTTACCCTTAATTTTATCACCATTATGGTAGAATTGTCTTGCGTTTGGAGAGTATACAGAGACGTTCTCCCCAATTAGTTGGGTAAGGTCCTTATCCCCCGAAAAGATTGTTTTGTGTTCGTTATTTGATATCTGACAATAATAAGCAATTAAGTCATCAGACTCATTATTGTTAATATCGATTTGTCGGATAAACATCTCTTCCAAATAAAGTTTAACCCTACCTTTTTGTTCAATAAAAGACTCTTCTTTGTCTTCATTTGAATCAGAATGTTGTTTTCGATTTTCTTTATATTGGGGATATATCAGTTTTCTCACATTAGAACTACCTTCACCATCCCAAAAAACAACAACTTTATCATAATTATATTCCTCAATGAAACGTCTTGTAGTATTCAAGAAATGCCATATCCCACCAATATGTTTACCATTATGATAAAAATCTTTTACCCCATGAAATCCAATCTTAAGGAGGTTATTCCCATCAATTAATAATGTTTTAGTCACATTTCTTTTGTTGTGGTGATTTCTCACCGGTTCGTTACTACAATATTTTGTTACTCTTTTTCAAATTATCTTCAGCCCACAAGGGTTGGAGATTTTCATAATGAGACAACTTGTGAAGTTCGTCTTCTGTTTTTGCCGATGATAATGGAATGACGTGGTCAATATGCCACTCACCCCTGTTATCCCAAGTCATACCATCAGTAAATTGGTTTTCTAAATATTCTTTAAGAAATTGGGGGGAACAACCAACAATGTCAAAGGTTTTGTTTTTCTTGGTAATGTTCCGAGACTTTAAGAACTTATTTAATCTACATCTAACTTTATTTGTTAAGTTAAAAATGGGGTCATTATCTCTTCGTTCTTTTCTTCATTCGTGTTTTCTTAATTTATAATTCTCCCGATACTCTTTTCTTTTTTCTGGATTTTTATCTAACCAATTTTTCTTTATTTCTTTAAGTTTTTCCGGATTTTCTTCTCTCCATTTTTTGTGACGATTATAAACCCATTCAGGATTCTTGTCCCTCCATTTTTTTTGTTGTTCTAAAACTTTTTTAGGATTTTCTTTTACATATTTCTTACCACGCTCACCATTACATTTTTTACAACAATACAACAACCCATCTTTTGAACTCTTAGACTTACCAAACTCACAAACACTTTTATCGTTTTTACAGATACTACAAACTTTAGTTTCCATCTTTAATATAATTTTTTAATAATTTATTAACAAGGGAAGATAAATTTATAGATTTATCCTTAAAGTATTGAGGTAATTCGGGGTCAATCGCAACCGAAACCTTTACCTTTTTTTTATCTTCATCAATCTTATGTCTTCCCATATTATATAAATATCTTAAAAATACTTAAAAGTAGTAATAGTATCAATTTTTTTTTAATTAATCTTCATCATCAGATATAACATTAAGAATAATATCGTCCTTAAATGTTATACTACCTTCACCACCAAGAATTTTATTCCAATATTCAGAATATTCTTTTTTATATTTATCAATTGCGGATTTATCATCTTTAATGTATCCTTGAGGGACCGCAATAATTTTACCATCCTTAAATGATATCCCATTCACGTGATTTTTTAATATTGATATTTTAGTTCTAACCGCATATGATATTGTTCTACTATTTTTAGTAGCTGTAATATGACTAATACCTGATTTCTTTTGATTCCCAAATAAAAACACAATACTTGACGCCAACCATAATGCCTCTCCACCCTTAGCTTTAATTTCCGGTTGACCAAAAGGATTATCCGCTGGAAGAACCCACGGCTGGTTGATTACGACTAATGTATTATAATATAAATAATCATCTTTTTTTGATTTAGATATTCTAGAATGAACCCCCATGCCTATTTTATCCGCCAATACTCCGGCCGTGTGCATTTTACCTCCGGCGCCATTAAATGTCATCTTACAAGGAATACTTCCAACGCTATCCCATAAGAAAAGAAGACTATACGATATGTCTCCATTTTCTTGAGCATCAATTATATCATTAATAAATTCGGTCGCTTGTTCAACATAATCAAAACTATCATTAAAGATAAATTGACCATCCCACTCCCCATTTTCATTTTGTTCAGCTTGTAAACCCAATTCAACGGCATGTTCCCAACTCCTTTTCTTTTCTGTTATTATAAACACGGGTAAATGACCTTTTTTTTGAGCGTCAACCGCCGCTAATATCATTGCCGTTGTTTTTGAAGAATTTGAATGTCCCAAGAACATATTAATACCCCCCATTACAGGTCCTGGTAATCCACAAGCATTCATAAATGCTTCGCCACAATTATAAAAACTTTCGGGTTTATATTTTGTTTTTGTTGAGAATTTACTCTTTATATCTTCTAATGAGAATGTTTTCTTCTTAATTGCCATATTAGTTATATGTTTCTTTTAATGTTTTTAATTTATCTCTAGCTTCACCCAATTTACCAATTGCGTTATCAATTTCTTTTACGATTTGAGGGTGTTCTCCCACCGCTGACGGATTGTTATAATATAAATCTAATATAACCTCAGCATCTGCAATTTCGGATCTATATTTTAATTCTAAAGACTCGTAAATCTTATCTTGTAATGTTTTAACCACTTTCATATTTTTTTTATGATAAAAATGGTAACGACATTAGTGTCGTTACCATTCAATTAATTATTATGTTTATTAGAACGGCATATCATCCGACTGAACTTCATCATCTTGTAGGTCCAATTTTGGAGTTTCCTCTTGTTTTGACTTACCCCCAAAAGAAACTTCACCTTGACTACTATCTCCGAAAACATATTTACCTGTTACCGTATCCCATTTAGGTGTTTCACCATTCGCAACGGCGTCTAAGTACTCTACCGGTTTTTTAGCATAAACATCATGTAATGTTGATGGGTCATTTATCCACGACTCTGAGGTTTCATTATCTTCGTGTACCGGAGCTGGGTCGTCAAACATAACTGTTTGTACCACAGTATATTGATTACCATTATTAGCCTTAGTTTTAGTTAGTTCTAAGATAATATCTCTTCCTTTTTCAGGGTCTGTAATATCACCTTTAGTTCTGAAGATAGGGATAATTTTATCTAAGACGCCTTCGTTTTTGTAATTGTGTTTGAATCTCCAAAATTTAACTCCATCGGCCTCATTATCTCTATCGACAACTTTTACAATGTAGAATTTACGTGATCGATACTGAGACGCTAATTGTCTATCAGAATCTTTTCCTGTTGAAGTCAGGGCTTCGTACACTTCAGTTAATGGTGAACGTTCGTTATCGTTCGCTCCCGGGTCATATAATTTAACCCACTTACCATCTACCTGCATTTCGTGGTACCACACCTCTTTAAAAGGTGAAGAACCATCTGATGTAGGTAAGATTCTAAGTCTTCTTTGTCCTTGTTTTTCATCTTTTGGTAGGATAGCTGCGAAATACTTTTTTAGTCTTTCTTCACTAGTCATTTTGATTGAGGAACTCCCCGAGTTTTGTGCTTTCTCATATTGATTTAAGATAGCATCTAATGCGTTGTTTGCCATAATTTTTTTTGTTTTAAATGTTTAATTACCTCAATGATAGTAAACATTTATTGATTTGTCAAACTATTATTTAAAAAAAAAGAGACCTAATTGGTCTCTCTTAAATTTTTAATTTATATGAATTCACCGAAAAACCAAATCATCTTTAGTTCGTGGGTAGTTTAATGTGGTATGGTTAACTAAAAGATTGTTTGATTTCGTCGTCCGTAAAATTTTCAACATCATCAGTAGTTAAAATATACTCATTTTTACCTGATTTCACCATATCTTCTTGCTTATCAACAAAGAAATCAGTTAACTTCTGACTATATGGTCCTGAATCGAGACTTCTTAACTCTAATCTTTCTTCAGGTGTTTTAGGTCTATATTTTTCAATCTTATCTTCTAAACTATTAAGTTTGTTAACAATATTGTCCATATTATGTAATTTAGTCTCTAAATCACCCAATTGTTTAAATAGATTGTCGAAATAATTATCCTGTTTAGTTTCAATGCTTTTTTGAGAATTAACTAAATCGGTGATGTCCAATTCTTCAGACTCATCATCAGTCGTGTTTTCACCACCAACAACATCACCATCATTGTTAATTTTATCAACATCTGGGTCATTTTTAACATCTATAGGTTGACCTGTTTCAGGCTCCATAGGTGGTTCAACACCTAAATCACCCTCAGGTGGCATAGGACCACCAACTTCACCATCCGGTAACGATTCTTCATCAGGTGATGGTGGTAATTCACCCTCTTGTTCAATAATGTAGTTATTAATAGCGTTATATCTTGATATCTCTAATAATATTTTTTTATCAATTTCCATATTAAATTAACCGTTTAACAGTTGTTTAACCCCATTTGAAGTTTCAACCTGAATTCGTTTATTTGTTCTCATAATATTATCGACTCTTTCTATCAGACCATCTCTCATATTTACAGTATAACAATCACCTGTATCCAAATCACACACTTGTTTGGTCCCGTCTCCATTATCTTTTTCAGATATTTTGGTATTTTTACCCAAATAATTATCTAGTATTAATTTTAAATCCATGTTTTGTTTTTATTATAAATATCTCTTATTCTGAAAAAAATTAAATTTATTTTACAACATCATATAAAATAATAGATTTTTCAACTAAAGCCTCTATTTTTTCCCTGTCTAATTTATCCATATCACTGTAAACATTTTCATTTAGAGTTACCGGACCACTATTTAATATTAAGAATTTAGTAACACTAACTTTATCTTTAGTTACACCACCAACTCTTTTTTCCCATCTACTTTTAAGTAAACCAACGTTGTCACTTAAACTATTAAAAGAAACGTATGGGGTATTAGTTTTAGAACAATAAAAAGTTTTACTCGACATATATTGATTAACAATACCTTGAGGGTATTTTTCCTTAATATCAACACCTGAGAAATTATTGTCATAAGATGTGAACATGTCGTTTGTTTTTGATTTTAAATATATTGAGGCAAATATAATATATTTAAGATTACTATTATTAGAACCTAATGTAGTCTCTATATTAACCTTAACATCATTATAACTACTTTTAGTTAAAGATGGTGTCACAATATCAAACCCACTATATACACCATTAGAATTAGGTTCACAATTACTCACATTAGAAATCTTTTTGTTAGGTTGATCCGTTAAATCATTAACAATACCATCTTTTTGAGATATAACATTAGAGTCTACCGTTCCCGTTTGAGTTGTACTAGTAGTGGCTATTCTATCTTGATTTTTATCAAGTATACTGTTTAATAAATTAGCCCTTAAAGTTTGTAAAAATGAATCGACTTTAGGTAATCCTGCCGTCGGTTGTCTAATCCCCTCAATGATAGTTTCAAAAGTACCGGGGCTAATAACGTGGTCAACTCTTGTAATCATATAAGGACCATTAAACATAGGTACGTGTCTTAAGTTAAAATACATAGTTGGTTGCATCACGGCATTACCCATCATACTAAGTACACAACTATAACTTCTATTTTTATAAAGATTATATAACGATAAATTTTGTGTGGAACCACCTCTTCGATTACCCTCAACTAACAAATTTGTTGCCTCAATAGATTCATAAGTGGCTTTTCCTGGGTCTTGTGAAACTCTAAAAGAAGTAAAAATTGACTGATTTTGAGGCCCTATATCAACATTAAACCCAACTACTTTATTAGAAATAGCATAATCTGACTTATCCGCCTTAATATCGTCAAGCAATGGATTATCACTCTTTCTACGTAAATCAAACGAATCACTCTTAAACCTATAGTCAACATTATCTTTTAAATCCAAAACCGAACTACCTTTGTTAGTGTAAAAACAAACTAATTTAGTAGATGAATCTCTATAATCAACATTTGCAAATGTACCAAATAAAGTATTTGCAATTTCTAAACTATCTTCCAATTTAGGTGTGGGGTTTTTTACAACATCTTGTACATTATAAAAATTAACATATGAAGGAAGGTTCATTACTTGAAAACCATTTTCCACTAAAATTCCTGTTATAAAAGTCAACATATCAATCGTTGAGGAATTTTCTATATCAAATAAAGAATCTTTTAACTTATATATGTCAACAAAAACCTTATCCCCAATGTTTCTACTTGCTCTATCTAATAGTAAAACATCCTCAAATAGAGTTTTATTAGATGAAAAGTCATTTCCAGCAATCCATTTATCGTTTAAAGCTTTAAATATTTCATATAATTCTACTTTAGTTTGGTCACCTTCAATAACACTTTTTTTATTAAGTGGAGTTGTCGAGTCCACATCCGGTAAACTGGATTTTAATTTAGTGATTAAATTATTTGTTATTTTATTTTGAAAACTATCAACGTTATTTAAATATGTATCCATTAATTGTCCGAACTTTGCCGAAGTCATTGTCCCATCAACCAACTTTTGGGTCGCATATATTTTAATTATCGGTGAAAAGTCTTTAATATTTTGAGATTCAAACGCTATATTATTATCAACAAAAAAATCAGTAATATAGGAACCATCATCGTCATATTCTAACTCTGATATATCTGAAAAACCAACATATAATTCTAAATCTACCCACTCAGTAGGGTACGCAAGTTTAGACGACGCAAAGGTCGTAGTATTACTACCTGTTGGTAAAGCATTTGGTGTAGATAAGGTATATTGGTTCCAAGTGTAACCGTCTACTATCGTAACGTTATTTGAGAATGAATAAAAAAGTTTCTTATCAAAAAGACCGGGATTTCCGTATTTGAAAGCAACATCATAATCCAAAAACTTAGACAAATAATCGGTTATTTTACCCATTTGGTCATTCTGTGAATTACCAACTGTTTCTTCACCTGTCGTTAAAGTCACCTTAGGGGATTTAGCCATATCAATAAGCATCAGATGAAAATTTTGAAAATCCCCATTAAAAGAAGGTGATTCATTTTCTATTAATTCTTGTACACTTGTAGTACCTTGTTGAGCCTGATTTATCACAGAAAAAGGGTCTCCTAAATAATCAAATCTACTTTCGGTAAACGTTAAAAAAACGGATTCAAATTGGTCCATAACGTCTTTTTCAAAAGATGAAAACATTTCACTAATATTACTATATTCATCAACGAGCCCATTAATTGAAAAGTTTTGTGGTGGGCTTGGTAAATCAACATTTGACCCTAAAACATTGACAGTAATGGTGTTAGACTCATCAGAATAAACCTTTTTAATATGTTGGTTATACTCAGGTTTAACAACTTTACTATTATCAAAATACCCATAATTAGGTGCCGACCAAAATAATCGAACCGAACCATTATACATTGATTGATTATTCTTTATTTCAAATTTCATATCACCATTGATATCAATACACTCATCTTTAGTTTGATTAATTAAAGAACCATTTGAGGGTATTATAAATGATGACACACCATCGTTACTTTTATAAAAAACACTCCAAGGAACCACTTTAATATCTTCATATAAACTAGTATAGTTTATAACCGCATCATCGACAAATGTCATATCCAAATTTGTATCAATACCATATTGTATATCCGAATCAGTATATCCGTTGAAAACATCTACACCATCATATAAAAAAGTAAAGTCATTGATTAATTTAGGGTAAAATCCGGTATTAATCATCGTAACATTTTTAGTTATCAGAACCGGAGAATAGAATGGAATTGGTACAGTTTCCTCCATTACCATATCATATGGAGAACCATTTATATTTAAATTGTATTTCTTATTAGGTGAAGAAGTAATTGGGTCGTAATTTGAGTTTTCATCAAAATCATTCCAAGAATCACTTAATATATCAACATTACTTTCAATATACGTTTTATACCTATGCCACTCAGAACCAATCTTTAGGACCCAAGCGTAAGGTACTTTATGTATACCCCCAAACTTTTTAATCGTACTAAATATATAATCCAAATTAATAGGGTTAACATAATTACCGTTATTTGTTGTAAATTTTTCTCTAAGTGTAGCTAAAGGTAAACTATTAATAAATAAATAAGCTGGGACAATAAATGGGTTCGAACTAGAATTTCTTATTTTATCAGCTGAACTCTGTAATGAATTTATAAAATAAGGCGTATTCATAATAGATACAGTCTGATTTGCTCTCACCAAACCAATATAATCATAATAATTTAAATTACCTTCAGTTAATAACTGTATATTGGGGCTACGATAGAGGTAAAAATCACTTAAATTAGTGTTCTCATAATTTGGCATAATTAAGGTCCGTTTAAACCCAAAATTCGTTATCGGCCTAATTTCATCTGAAGTAGTATTAACTTTGAAGTTCGAAATAACTTTTTTATCCTCATTGAGGAATAATGTTTTGGAAGTACTTTTAGAACCATTAACATCACTAATCTTGTCACCATCTTGTAAATTATTTTTTATCCAAGTTAAATCAGTAAAAGGATATGTATCAACAAAACTAATAATATTACTCTTGCTAGATTTCAAATAATCAACTAAGTTTTCACTACCAGGTAATCCGGATTGGGGTCTTGTCACTTCACTATTTAAAAAATAATCAGAAAGAAACATAAAGCTAGCATTATCAACATCATTTTTTATGTACCCCGTATTAAAAATACCTCTTATTAAATTATTCCAAGATAACCCTTGTCCATCATTAGAAATTGACTCTAAAATCGTTAAAAAGTTTTCACCGGTGATATTAAAAGTTTTAAGGTCTTGTATTAAAAAAGGATTATCATTAGATAAACTTTCAATAATATTATTTTTTTCAACCTCCGCCAGTATGTTAGTAATCTTATCAGAATCAAGTAAACCATTAACTCTAACAAGTCCGGTATAATTAGAAGTTAAAAATAACCTTTCATATATTTCATAAAAATATTTTATCTTTTCTTTATTTTGATAAACTTCATTACCAATTGGGAATTCAATAGCATTAACCGAAACTCTATTTGTCTCAAATAATTCGTTAGGGTTTGATGTTGATTGGGTAGGTGACAACCCTCTTTTAGTTAACCCCCTTAAATATTCTTCAACAAATTCAACTTCAGGCCAAACATCATATAAATAACCCTTAGTGATATTAGTATATCTACTATCTCCCGGATAAGCGATTTCATATTTTTCCCTATCATCACCCGCGTTAGTTGCAACAATAAATTGAGGCCAAGGATAAACCGGATTATTACTATTAACACCCGATGAAACATTATCAGGGTTAGCGTTGGCGACTTCACTGTTAAATATAGCGTCTTGTCTGTTCTTATCATCTCTAACGTCCCAAGCTTCTCTATGAGTATTATCCAATAATCTAAGAAACGCCTCTCCATTGGCGAATATTACGGCTAAAACATTTCTAATAGTCGGAACAAAACCAATACCATTATTCCCTTTATCATTTAATAATTCAGATAAAGAGTCGGTTAATTGTTCTTGTATTTTTTCTTTAATCTGTCTAACTTTTACTTCGATTTCATCAATAATCCCCATAAAGGACTCTTTACCTTCAAAAACATAATAATAACTAACCTTATCCGGGTTCGAATCTGATGAGTTTTGATTTGAGGAAAAATCTAATTCGGTATTATTAAAAATACCTTTTGTTATTAATTCAACTTTAAAATCGTCAATTTGACCATCTGTAGGTTGAACACCTAAACCTTTTTGTTGGATATAAGTTTCTCTTAAATCGATATCATTTATCGTCGAATTTTTTTTATAGAATGTATCGTAGGTTATAGGATTTGGTATGGACGATGGAACAGGTGGTTTACCACCAATAACGTAAGAACCATTTTCACCTAAAGTTTCATTTTCACTCAATTTAGAATTAAATTTAACTATTAACCCTTTCAAGTTTGATATTGCGGTACTTCTTTTTTGAGGGTCCCTTAACTCTTTTTTGAAAGTATATACTTTGGTTTTATTGGTATCGTCAAGAATAAAAAAGTTTTGAGTATCCATATTCTGATTAAACCAGGAACCGCTCTTGTCGGTACCAGCATAACTAAAAACCTCTTTTGTATAATCTACTAAATCATTAGTATATTGGGTAACATTAGTTAAAGGGTCCAAATTCTCTTTAGTGAAAGTATCTAATGTGTTTTTTATAAATAATTCCAACCTAAACTTTAATTGCATCAAAGTTAACTCAGGAAAACCATCATCTATAAGTCCCTTAGATTTATATTCCCCATATAATTCTCTAATTTTTTGATAACCCAACTCAACAACCCCATCTTCTACATCAGAAAAGTTTGTTGAGGTATTTTTTTTAGTTTGTATTTGAATTCTTGAAGAGTACATGTGGGGGACGGCTAACAAAGAACCCATAGTCACCTCCGCCAATATAGTATATTTGTAAGTATAAAATTCTAAATCTATACTAAAGTTACCCTTGGCGGTATCATATCTAGAAGAAAAACTTTGCAACATTAAAGGTAATCTAACGGCCTTCCCATAATAACCTTTAATCGTTAAATTAAATTTAGGATATGGAAAATTAAAGAACGCAGCATATGGGGAACTATCACCACCTTCAAACATAGCTCGACCTTTTATATCTTCTAATTCAATTCTTATACTTGGTAAGAAATCCAATCCTTGCCTTATATTTATACTAGTAATACCTAATAATCCATTATCAGTACCACCTTGATCCCCATCAGAAAGAAGGGTTTGTCTAACATAAAACGATTCATCATTTTTAGCGGTTTCATTAGGGGTTCGATTAAATTTTTGTTTTACCTGATTAGAACCCTGACCTTTAAGAGAACCTTTACCCGTTAACTCATCAGTATATGAATTATCTAAATTTGTTTTATCACCTTGCTTTAAAAAATTGATAGAACCTACGGTTATTGTCTGATTTCTATCGTCATTAGACACCCCTAAGGCAAGTTTAGTTCTTGGTAGTAAGTTACACTCCAAGTTGGCATACATAACCAAATTTTCATGGTTAACAAGTCGGTCTTTGATTTTACCTTCACTATCAACAACCTTATTAGGGTCAATTAAGGTAATATTATTATAATCAAATTCAACAAAAATATTTTCATTATTATCTACCATAATAAAAGAAGTGACTATCTAATTGAGATTTATAGTCTTGTATAGAACTTACTAAAGGATATGGAATAGTCAAGATAGATGCGTCAGATATATTCCACTCTTGACCACCAAATTCAGGATTCGCACTCATTATTAACCAACCAAAAAAAGGTGTACCGTAATATTGTTGAGACACTTTATCTAGTCTTGACTGACTAACTTTATATATATATTTTTTATCACTACTTTTACTAGGTAATGATATGTAAGGTACCGTAGTTTGTTTACCTTCAATAACAAAACCTTTGTATCTATTATAATATTCTTTTCCCATTTCTTAAGTTAATTTTACAACACCATCCCATTTATCACCACCAACACCAGTATAAAGCTCTTTTACTTGTATTTGTTGATTTTCTATTTCTGAAGCCACAACTACAGTGGAATAATTAAATTCCCTAACCTTACCTTTAACATAATCAGGTTCCGACATGAACTGCACATACGCCTCATCCACCTTAAACCCATCTATTAATTTTTTCTCTGCATTTAATTCATCTTTAACTATATCCGCAAATTCATCACAAAGTCCCCTAAAAACTTTTTTTAATTTACCATCTTCATTTATAGGTTTGGATATTACGGCTTCATTAAACATTTCAAGTTTATCATTATTATTAAACACATTTGATAAAATCAAAAACATATGTTGGTTCTCCGGAATTTTAAAGTTATTGATTTTGGAGTCACTTACCCAATTAAATGTACCATCTGCTTCATTATAATCGCTACCATTTTCGGTTATAAATCTTTCCTCTATTGGAGATGCCGTATTTACACCGGATAAATATTCTTTATAGAACTGATTAAGACCTTTAAGAACTTTACCATAATCACTAACCATTTCTTGGAAAGTATTTTCAGGAACTGGTTGGTCTGATGAATTATCAACTTTATCGGTTGAGGTTGTATTATATATTATAGGAATACCTGGCTTTGGTATTTTACCGTCAAACTTTTTTGAGATTAAATTAATTTGTCTTAAAGTTTGAATCATGTTTTGTTGTTGTTCCGTTATTTCGTTAATTTTTGTAAATATGGGTGATGAAAACGTAACTTTATAACCATTAATATAATTTACCATGTTAGTCTGAACAGACGATATCTTACTATATGAGAATTTTTTTTCACGTAATCCTTTTATTATAAAATTTTCATTATTATCTATAGGTTTTTGTATGTCATCAATTAAAAATTTAAATAAATTATCTATATTTGTTTGAGTGTTTTCAGGTTTCCCATAAATTTTAACTGGCTCTTCAGTTCCATCGTTAACACTTGTTCCCGCACCAATAAAACCATTACCATCAATATATTTCCTATTTTTAGAAACCAACTGCCAAATACCAAAGTTTTCTTCATTAATAAACGTCTCAACCTTATTTGGTATAGAAACATAATAGTTTTTCTGAGATTCTAATAAACTATCCATTATTTTTTGATAAGTCATAATTCCCGACATACCACCGGGAACGGTGTTATTAGAAGTGACCGTTCCAATAGTGTTACCCCCTTCATTTGGTAGGTCATTCTCAACTCTTACCTGTTCTTCCGCATCTTCAATTCTATTAATTAACTCTCGGTCTAAGATTGACCTATCTTCGGTTGCCACCGCTCTTTCATCATATATTTCAGTGTTAGCATAATAATTGAATGATAACGCGTTTTGTAATTGTTCAACCGGTCCGGTTAACCCCTGACCACCAATAAAATCAAAACTCAAATTAATTTCCGCAATCATAGGTTGAACACCTATTCCCTCCGGATTTAAATCTAAATTAAGTGGGTTATATGCTATGTTTATACTCTTAGGTACTATTTTAGTATTATAAAAATCCCCTATCCTTAAAACTAAAATTGGTGGTGTACCGAATGAAGTATTGGTGGCGTCATTACTAACTAAAGTATTGTTACCATTACTATCAGTCCTAACTATAGGTATTGTTTCACCAGGTCTTAAACATTGATTTAAAAAAGTCAACCTCCCATTTAAACCTTCCGGAGTCATCGAATGAAAAGCAGGATTAAAATATTTTATTTTTTCCTTAATAGAATCGTACACCATTGGACTTTCTTGTTGAACAACTTCAAAATAATCACATTCCGATAATAGTTTTCTTAAAATTCTTTTACCTATACCATCTTTTAGTTTCTCTTGAACCGTTTTAGTAAATTTATCACTTATAACATTAGTCTCTTTTATAACATCTACCAATTCAGGTATAGTCTCAGTAGGTATAACTTCAATTTGATTAATAGACACTCTTCTACAGGCCATAGCATTTACAGAATATATTTGAGAACCTCTATTAGTTTTACCATCCCTATCTTTAATATTTTTTGTACAATCAACCTGTGACCCAAAATCACCATTAGAGGTTTTAGGAGAAATAATTTCTTCATTAGAGATATTTTCCTCACCTACAGCCTTTGTTTCACTTATTAAAATGGTTTTATCATCAAAATATTGTTTTAAATTAGCATCCCCTGATGTAAAACTCTCAAGAAATTGTTTAACCGAATCAATTCTTCTTTGAGATAATGTTTTATTATAATCTTCGGATGCGGGTGCCGATGCCGACCCAATTAATGTTATATTTATTCTACCCTTTTTTTCCTTTAATATATCGAAAGCGTCTTTAATAAAATTACCACTTGCATTATTAGCAATAGCATTATAATTATCGATTACAACAGTATCAAAGAATTCTTTAACATTTCTTTCAGAGCTACCATCAACAAAAAGACCATTGGATTTAGATACATAATTATCAATGTTTGACTGGTCAGTGTATGGACCATACGTTTATTGAAACGGTACAGACGATGTGGTATTTTTAGTGTTAGGGTCAGGAATATCGTTGTCGAAATAGAACGCTAATCCTTGATACTTAGTTTTAAAAGTATTAATACTAGGGTCAGGAGTATCTTTAGGATCATCTTTAGATGGCCCTTTAGGTAGTTCTTTTACGATTTCTGTTACCACCTCCGTTGTAGGGTAATTACTTAATAACTCTTGATACGTATATAAGTCAGACGATGGAATAGTATTAAATTTAATACCTAAATCATATAAATCATATTTTAAACATCCAGCAAAGAAAGAATCCAACATAGAATTTACCCTATCCCTATCCTTAGAAGCTCCTTCTAATTGTTTCTTAACAATTAAATTCATTATTGATGGATGGTCGACCACTATTCTCCATTTTAAAGTACCAGTTCTAGAAGTATCTTTATATGTATACATAAGTTCGGGTCTTCCTAAAAATGAAGTCGAATTCCAATTAGCGGTAGTACTCTCACTGAAAGAAATATCATAAGGTGGAAACCACATTACCCTACCACCATTAGGACCTTTTTCACAATTAGGTAAATCGTCATATCTAAACCCTGGTTTACTTGATGTTCTCCAAGCTAAATTTTCAATCGAGAACATATATTTTTTAGCGATAAAGTTATTTTGACTAACCTCAACAACATTTTCACTCGTAGGGGCAATATTTAAATTAAAAGTATTTTTTAGAACCGAATTATTAAATTTTCGACCTGAATCGACAATACCTTCTGTTTTTTGTAAATCATTGTAAGTGTAGTAAGGAGTGTCTTTAGTAAAAACTCGACAATATTCAATACCGGCTTGAGACCCGTCAGAATTATTAGTATATGATAATACTTGAGAACCTTTAGTTATCTCTTTATACCCATCATTAAAAACTTTACTAACTTGATTAATAGCGTTACCTACGTGTTTTAATCTAGCAATTCCCGAAACGTTATCCGCCGAATCAACAAGTCTTTGTGTTCGGTCTAATATTGAAGTCTCTTTAAATGTGAGATTGGTAGATTCTCCTCTAGTAAACTGGCTAGATATACCATTCCAATCTTCATCTTGAGATCCACTACCCCCTCCCGGAGTAGCTTTAAATCCAGCATTTGGTTTATATTTAGGAGAAACCCAAACAAATTCTCCCGTTATTCCTCCACCATCAGTAAATGATTTCCCTGCAAGTCCAAAATTTAAACTATCAATATTACCCTCATATAGTTTACCCATCTCAGACGGACCATAAACAGGGGACTGTTCTTGTTGACCAAATGGGTTAATAGGGACTTGATTAGGTGGTGATGTTATTGTAGATGGGTCGGCGTCTTTACTACCAACATAATAACCCCCGTTTAATGTTCCGTTATTTGGGTTTATTAAATCAATTGCAAGATTAACTAAAGCTTGACCAATACCTAATAACCCACCAAAATCCTTATTAAAACCTGGTTGATACCTATTATAGTTTAACGACCTAAAAAGAACTGACCTTTGACCATTACCGGTGTTAGCTATAAATACTTCTGAAGGTTGTCTTCTTTTATTAAGAATAGGACCTAAAAAACCACCCGTTAATTGATTAACAACATTCAAAGCTTTAGACGTTTGTTTACTATCAAAATTAAGTTCCTCAAAATAATCACCCGGTATAGGAGATACAGGCCAATATGCCCCTCCCAATCTAGTAACAAAATCAACCGCTCGTAATATCGGATTCTCAGGGACCGTAATCCTCCAATTTCTATATATTAAAGGTTCTTTACCTGTTGCAATTAAAGACGCCTCAAATGGGTCTTGTAACGAATCTAAATTAACTAAACCAACCGTATTTTGATATATCTCAGCATCAACTCTATTCTGAAAAGAAATTTTAAGTTGTTCGGCTCCTAATCTAGCTAAATACGAATCTTGAGATAAAGGTCCAGAATCCCCTTGGGGGTTATCCGAAAAAAGTATTGTATAAGGACTATAACTTGACGATACAAAATTAGACGGGTCCCAATAAGGTTGATAAATAAAGTTATTTAACTGTATATCCGTTATGTCAACCATATACTGATAACCCCCATTGGGTCCATAAGAATTCTGTAGGTAAGCCGCGTCAATGAATGTGTCGTTTAATATATCCATATTAGTCTGATTGGGACTATATTCCGCATATGTCGGTAAAACAGGTACTAAAGGACCATTAAACGTAATCGCATTATTAAAACCACCCGTAGGACCAAACTCATTTAAAACATATGATTGATTAGGGAATGGACTATTAGCAATTAAAAAATCAGGTGAATCAACAACACTATAATTACTTAATTGTGTTGGGTATGTTAAAACACCAACCGAAGGTGTATAAGTACCCAGAACAGTATATGGGGGTAGATTAACACCCATAAGAGCATTCCTAAATGTAGATGTTGAAGCGAATGATAAACTACTCATAATAAGTTTTTATGTTTTTATAATAAATAGAGTAGTAAGTTATTTTTTAACGGTTTAAATAAGGGTTCATTAGTTTAGTTTTTGAAGAAGTTGGAGAACTTAACCCATTATTGTACATGGCTTCTTTCATAGACTGATATAATTTTTGTTTCACCCCTTGGTTTTCCAACGCTAAAATAATTTGATTGGTATCTATTTGATTAGGTGCGTCTATTTTTATATTTAAATTAATTTCAGCCGTAGATTTTATCTCAATCGGAGTTTGGGGTTCGTTACTACCATTATTTGGCTTAACATCCTTAAACTTTTTTAAAAATTCCTCAAATTGATTATTACCCACATTCGTATTATTAGGAAGGGTCTTCATTTCTTTAAGACCATCGATAAAACTTTCGAACCCTGTACCTCCAAATATTGTATCTTTCGCTAACGGCTCTATTGTCATTCCGGGCATTTTTATAAAATCTTCAACCGGTGTAATCGGTGTTTGAGAATTATTCCCTACCGTCGTCATTTTATCCATTAACGTCTGCAACAGAGGTACAATTTTATTATCACCACTTGCAAATTTATCAAGGTTAGTTTCCGCATTACTGAGAGCGACTTTAAAATTTTCATTTAATTGTGTTGCAATTTCATTACCAACAGACCCTATATTAGTAAAAACCTTACTTAGACTTTGTTCACCCGATACTAAATTTTCTATAGAGTCAATTAAAACATAAGATGTTTTATCAAAAGTACTACTTATTTTACTGGTTGCACCTAAACTATCCGATATAAAATCATATATAGCTGTTTCTATTTTTGCCGCCACCTTATAAGTATCATCCGTAGTTTTAGCTCCGGCAACACCCGTAGCCACTTTATTTTTTATAACAGTAAGTGACGCGTTTATTCTTTCTTGAAGATTTAGTTGTCCTTTTTGAATCTCCTCAATAGATTTAGGTCTCCCTGTTTCCGCAATAGCCGCCAAGTCACCCTCTTTTAACTCCATTACATTTTTGGTTTGAGCTTCCCCTTTGTCATCCGTAAATTTAATTGTCGCCACCCCGTCTTTCATCTCAGACATATTAGCAATCATTGTTTGTTGTTCTTTACTAAGATTTAACCCTGAAGGCATCCTAATTTGACTCATTTTTTTATCTAACTCTCTAGCCGCTAATCCCATTCTTTCAAGTTCACCAGCAGGCATCCCAAGTTCTATACTTAATTCTCTTAACCTTCTTTTAGCTCCCGGCATAATTTCAAAATTACCGTCGGCATTCATTTTAGTGAAAGATTTACCTAATTCCGCTAATTGGTCTTGTAATTTTTCAGGATTATTCATAGCGTTGTACATCAACTCTAATGGGTCTTTCAAACCACTAACATTAACACCTAATCTCTGCATAGATGCCGCCATTTTAATAGCCCCCTCAGGGTCAAAAACTTTATCTGCGAAATCTAATGTA